GGAACCAGACATGGTTGTAATTTGTTGGGATGGTGAAGGTGGGTCAGCCAAGAGAAAGATCTTGAAAAAAGACTACAAGGCCGGCCGTAAGCCTATTCGTCTCAATAGGGATATTCGAAACCTAACCGAAAACCAAGAGATGCAAAACAAAGTCTGGCAGCAGACTCGTCTAGCAGAATATTTTAATAGCATGCCTGTGATACAGTTTATGTATCGATCGACAGAGGCAGATGATATTATCAGTTATGTTGCGCATCATCCTGCTTTAGATGGGTGGCAGAAGCTAATTGTGTCGAGTGACAAAGACTTTTTTCAGCTAATGGACGATGAGACTGTGTTGTTACGACCGGTCCAAAAAGAAGTCGTTAATAAAAAAATGCTACTTGAAAGATTTGAGATTCATCCAAACAACTTTGCCATGGCACGCGCGATGGTAGGCGACAAATCAGATAACATTGAGGGCATTCCAGGTGTCGGCCTTAAGACAGTTGCGAAGAGGTTTCCATTCTTAGCCACTCACGAGTCTGTAACTTTTGAAAAGATTATTTCATTTTGTCAAGAGATGCTAGAGAAAAAAAATATTAAAGTATATCAGAACGTTGTGGAGAATGAGGATTTATTACGAAGAAACTATCAGATGATGCAACTATATACACCGATGCTTTCGATCGATGCAAAGAAAGAGATTCTTGAAACTATTACCATGGCAGAACCTCTTTTCAACAGGACAGAAGTTATAAAGATGATGACTCAGGATGGTTTCGGAGAAATAAACTTCTCAGAACTGTTCCAGCATTTTAATAAAATTTGTGTAGACTCTAAAGCCCTTGGTAGTTAAGTTTAAAACACAGGAAGTGAAGATGAAAGAGGATATGAGTTTTTCAAAATATGGCAAGCAGTTTCAAGAATCAATAGCGCAGCTAATCCTTGAAGATAGGCCGTATGCAGACCAGATTGAGGAGGTGCTAGATGTTAACTTTTTCGAACTAAAGTACTTAAGGGTGTTTGTATCGGTTATATTTCAATATAGACAGAAATATGGGGTGCACCCAACTGAGAAGATTATCTCTTCAATTCTTCGAACCGATTTAGAGAATCAAAATGAGGCAACTCAAAAGCAAGTAAGAGATTTCTTTGCAAGATCCTTGATCAAGGAGATGAGGGACGAGAAATATATTAAAGAGACCAGTCTTGACTTCTGCAAAAAACAAAAGCTCAAAGAAGCTCTTATGAAGTCAGTTGATCTTATCCACAACTCTTCATATGATGCTGTAAGACAAGTTATCGATGAAGCACTAAACCTTGGCACTGATAATGATTTCGGCCATGAGCTAATTAAAGACTTTGAAGCACGATATGAGATCAAGGCTAGAAACCCTGTTACAACAGGATGGGACAAGATTGACAAGCTCACTAAAGGTGGTCTAGGTACTGGCGAGCTTGGTGTTGTTATTGCTCCAACAGGCGCTGGAAAGTCCATGGCGCTTGCTCATTTAGGAGCTAATGCAGTCAGGGCAGGCAAAAATGTTATACATTATACGCTAGAATTGTCGGAAGCGGTCACAGGGCAGCGGTATGATAGCTGTTTGAGTGAGATTCCATTGTCTACGCTATTTCACAGGAAAGAAGAGGTACTAGAGTCAATTAGTGATATTCAAGGATCCTTGATCATCAAGGAGTATCCGACTAAATCAGCTTCTCCAAACACAATCAGGACTCACTTAGATAAACTAAAAAAGAGAAACCAAAAAATTGATATGATCTTGGTTGATTACGCCGACCTTCTAAGACCACCAGCACATTTTAAAGAAAAGAGGAACGAACTAGAGTCAATTTACGAAAACTTGAGAGCAATTGCACAAGAGCACAAATGCCCTGTGTGGACTGCATCACAGACTAATAGATCTGGCTTAAATGCCGAGGTTGTTACTATGGAATCAATCTCAGAGGCTTTTAATAAGTGTTTTGTGTCTGACTTCATTTGTTCCATTTCCAGAACAATTAGAGACAAGAATGCAAATACTGCAAGAATCTTTATAGCTAAGAACAGAAATGGCCCAGATGGATTAGTGTTCCCTATGTTTATGGACACGTCGTGTGTTCAATTAAAGGTGTTAGCACCGATTGATTCTCCGTCAGTACAGTCCTCAACAGGACCAAGAGATTTGGCAGAGTCGCTAAAAGAAAAATACAAAACATTTAGAAAAGCAAAGATGGAGACGGTGAATGGAAATAGCTAACAAGATTTTATCAGATATAACTGTGCATATGAAGTATGCACGCTACGATTCTAAGCTCGAAAGGCGTGAAACCTGGGAAGAGCTTGTGACGAGAAACAAAAAGATGCACCTAAAAAAATTTCCTAAAATGAGGAAGGAGATCGAAGAGGCGTATACATATGTTTATGAAAAGAAAGTATTACCATCTATGCGCTCAATGCAATTCGGAGGGAAGCCAATTGAAGTGGCTCCTAACAGGATTTACAACTGCGCTTACCTTCCTATTGATCATATCCTTGCTTTCAGTGAGTGCATGTTTCTCTTACTTGGGGGAACGGGTGTCGGATTTTCTGTGCAGAAGCACCACGTTGAGAAACTTCCTGAAATCAAAGGGCCGAGCAGCAAGAGAACAAGACGTTATTTGATTGCTGATTCTATCGAGGGTTGGGCTGACGCCGTTAAAATTTTGATAGGTTCTTATTTTAAAGGCGGTTCTAAAATTAGATTTGATTTTAGTGACATCCGTCCGAAGGGCGCGAGACTACTTACCTCTGGAGGCAAGGCCCCTGGGCCTCAGCCATTGAAAGAGTGTCTCTTGAAAATCAGGGGGATCTTGGATGAGAAAGAAGTCGGCGATCAGCTTGAGCCTATCGAAGTTCATGACATTGTTTGTCATATTGCTGACGCTGTTCTTGCCGGGGGGATTCGCCGCGCTGCTCTTATTTCATTATTTTCAGCGGATGACGAAGAAATGCTTGCCGCCAAGACTAGTAACTGGTGGGAAACTAACCCACAAAGAGGCCGAGCAAACAACTCAGTTGTTCTGATGCGACACCGCGTAACAAAAGAATTTTTTATGAATGTCTGGGATCGCGTCCAGGCATCAGGCTCAGGTGAACCCGGTTTTTATTTTTCAAACGATAAAGATTGGGGTACGAATCCCTGCTGCGAAATCGCTTTGCGACCATATCAGTTTTGTAATTTGGTAGAGATTAACGCTTCAGACTTAGAGAGTCAAGAAGAGTATGAGACACGAACGCGCATGGCAACACTTATTGCAACATTGCAAGCTGGATACACAGATTTTCACTATCTAAGAGACATCTGGCGAAGAACGACAGAGAAAGATGCCCTAATCGGTGTTTCTATGACTGGAATTGCGTCTGGAAGAGTTTTAGATTTGGACATGAAAGCCGCCGCGAAGATAGTTAAAGAAGAAAACAAGAGAGTCGCCGAGAAGATTGGCATTAGACCGGCAGCCCGCACGACGTGTGTGAAGCCTGCAGGCACAACTTCCTTGACTCTGGGCACCTCAAGCGGGATTCATGCTTGGCACAGTGAACACTACATGCGTAGAATAAGAGTCGGCAAGAACGAGCCGATTTATTGGTACTTGTTCGTGAATCACCCAGAATTGGTTGAGGATGAGTTCTTTCGACCTCATGATACAGCCGTAATCACCGTGCCTCAGTCTTCACCAGTTGGTGCGATTACTAGAGGCGAAAGCGCTATTGATCTTCTGAAGCGAGTAGAGCGAGTATCTAGTCAGTGGGTTCGCCCTGGACACCAGCGTGGTCAAAACACGCACAATGTTTCTGCGACAATCTCAATAAAAGAAGACGAGTGGCAAGAAGTCGCAGAATGGATGTGGGAAAACAAGAGTGTTTACAATGGCTTATCAGTTTTGCCATGGTCTGATCACACCTATGTACAGGCGCCTTTTGAGGATTGTACAAAAGAAGAGTACGAACAAAAATTAGAGTTGCTGAAAGAGATAGACTTAACAAAAGTCGTAGAAATAGAAGATAATACAAACTTAACTGGAGAGTTGGCCTGCGCTGGCGGCTCATGTGAAATATCTTAACAAAACCATAAATGTTGCTATATTGTCTATGAAACTCACAGGAGGAAAGAATGAGTGAACTCACTAAAGAGCAGTATGTTGTAGAGTATATTAAAGCCCTAAAGGCCGTTGAAGATGAGATGGAGCCATACAAGGAGCACAAACGAGATCTAAGAAAAAACTATGCACAGAACGGTTGGCTTACAAAAGATGAGATGCGCCAAGCTGTTCGCGCCTATAGAATGGTGAGCAAGGGTGACAATATCGATCAGTTTGTGGAATACTTCAACAAGTTAAATTCCAATATTACAGGGGTGTAGTATGATTTCACCTTTGAACGGTTATCTTTGTATCGAGCTTTGCGAGGAGACTGAGGAAAAAGATCAAGTAGTCTTGATCCCAGAAGGTGTTGAAATCAAGACCTCTGCTTACCGGCTAGTTAGGCTTGTCAGCAAGAACCCAGAGAGTAAGCTTGAGATAGATTCTTGTTTGTTAGTGCCTTCTCACATGGTTGAAACAGTGGACATAAACCATTGTAATTACTATTTAGTTCATGAAAGACATGTTATAGGAACATTTAGTGAACAGTAGAATATATCTATACGAAGATGACACAGGGTTTGTTGAGCTAGTCGATCACATGGGCACTGATTTAACAATAGTTAATAGCGC